CATTGTCATTGCCGCAGATGGAAGCGCAACAACCGGAAAAGGCTCATTAACTGGATTTATAAATCCGGGGCTTGGTGGTGTCTATCAAGGCAACAACTCATCTAGCTGGTCAACAACATCTGACCGCAGACTGAAGAAAAACATTGTAGAAAACACAACTGGTCTTGATGCAATTACACAAGTTCAAGTTCGTAACTTTGAGTATCGCACTGAAGATGAAATTACAGAACTTGATGCTCAAAATGTTATTAGGAAAGAAGGTTTACAGCTTGGTGTAATCGCACAAGAGATACAGCAAGTATTACCAGATATGGTAAAAGAAGAATCTACAGGCGTTCTGTCAGTAGACCCAGATAATATGACTTGGTATTTGGTTAATGCAGTTAAAGAACTGAAACAACAGCTAGACGAGGCTAATGCTCGTATAGCCGCACTTGAGTCCAACTAATAGGAGAATAAAATGGACGAACTAACAGCAGAACAAATCGCACAGCACTATACAGCAATGGGTCACAGCGTTGACCTCATCAATGCTATTATTGCTGGCGAGGCTATGGCAGACGATGATGCCGCAGACAAGCAGGACTGTGTAGACAGGAATGTTGAACATCTTGAGATTATGGTTGCTAAGGACTTCTGGACTACAGAGGATATGACTGCGGCTAATGCGGCTATTGCTGCTGGTCAAGGCTATACAGCGTAATGACCGAAGCAGCATCAAACGTAGTCACGATTAACGGCGAAGAATATGACGAGGCCACTCTGGCTGATGACGCCAAATATTTCATTGCCCAAATCCGTGACTTGCAAGCAAAGCAGGCTCAGTTGAGGTTCCAAGCTGACCAGATTCAAGCAGCCTTAAACGCTATGACAAATGCGCTTATTTCTTCTGTGAATACAGACGGTGACAAGGAAGACTAATATGCAGATGACCAGCCTTATCGACACACTCATTGGTCTGGTTGTGGCTGGGCTTGCGTGGTTTATGAATGAAACCAGCAAAGAGCAAAAGCGTCTCAACATCCTGCTCAATAAGACCCGCGAGGAATACGCCACAAAGGACGATTTGCGTAACGATATGCGTAATGTGATGGACGCTTTGCACCGGGTCGAAGATAAGCTCGACAAGGTACTCAGCCGAGGCACCTAATGTTCAAGGCAGTCATATTGGCTTGTGTCATTGGCGCACCAACTGACTGCGTTGAGTTTCACGATATCCGTGGCCCCTATTACACCGAGAGAGAGTGCCGCAACCGCGCTATGGAAATGTCTAGGGCGGTTGGCGAGATAGCTAACCTGATGCCGATAAAATGGCGTTGCGACGTTCTGAAGAAAGGTATGCTGACATAATGGAGCCAATATCAACCGCCCTGATGGCCGTCAGCGCCGCCTCAAATGCGATAGCCTTCATAAAAGCTAGGGTTAATGATGTTCAGTCAGTGGCCGACTTGTCGGAGCAAATAGGCACGCTATTCTCAGCGCAAAAGAAGCTAAACGAGGAACGCAATAAACAAGCGGGCGTTGGCGACATTAGTTTCAAAGGCTCAATTGACGCCGTGCTTGAGGCGAAGCGCTTAAACGAGGAAATGCAGCAGATCGCCACGATGATTAACATGCGTTGGCCTAAGCCAGCGGATCAGCCGTCAACGTGGCAGGAAATCATCAATCACCATAATGAAGCGCTGCGCCAACAAAAAGAGGCACGGCTCGCTGCGGCCAAGGCTGCTGCCGCAGCGCACAACGAAATGGTCGAAAACTTCAAATTAGGAATAGCTATTTTCGCATTGATGGTTGTTGTGGTAGGTTTGTTTATCGCTGTGATGGTATCAACGGCTGGAGCCATTGGGCTTAGATGAGTGAAACAACAACCGGGCTTATTGGCGAGTACATCGCTGCCGCCGCTATTCTTGCACAAGGGTGGCGCGTCTCGATGGCTCAGCAAGACCGGGTAGATATGGTGGCTTGGAATGGGCAAGAGTTTCTTCGTGTGCAGGCAAAGGCTGCGAGTTTACTTGGCAATCAAGATGGTCGATCTCCGCGTCACCATTTTAACTTGGGTCACGGCTGTAAAACGAAACACTTACCTACGAAAGATGACTACGATGTTCTCTGCCTTGTTTCCCCCAATTCAAGACGGTGCCTGTTCATGCCGGTTACGAGTGTACGGCAATATAGTTTGCGCCTGCCAGCGTCGCGCTTCACTGAGGCTGCGGAAATTGATAGCTGGGATAAAACGGTCGATCACGTTTTGGAGATGAGGCGATGAATAAAGACGCGCTGCGAGAGGAAATTGCCGCCGACGAGGGCTGCCGCTACGAGATATATCTCGACAGCCTCGGCCTGCCCACGTTTGGAATAGGCGCGCTGGTGAAAGAACACGACCCAGAATACGGCCTGCCGGTTGGCACGCCTGTTTCTGAGGATCGTGTGCGCCAGCGCTTTAATCTCGATATCGCTGTGACGATTGAGGATTGTGTGCGGATATGCGGAATTTTCGATATCAACTTTAATGAGCTGGACGAGCGTTACCCTGACGCGGCTCTGGCGCTTTGCAACATGTGCTTTCAGCTCGGATACCCGCGCTGCTCGAAATTTGTCAAAATGTGGGCAGCGGTAGCCGAGGCAATGGACGATCCGAAAGCGTGGCTGACAGTCGCCGCAGAGGCCGAAGACAGCCGGTGGTTTGACCAAACGCCTAATCGCGCCAAGCGAATTACGGCAAGATTTAGGGCGCTGGCAGATGGCTAAGGCGCTGCTCGAATATAAGATCATCCCGCGTCTGATGATTTTCACGATGACCGTGGTTTATGTGCGCTGCATTGAGTGGGCGCTATCCCAGCCAGACCTATCGACACAACAGGCCAGTCTGATTAGCGTGGTCACCGGGGCTATGACCGGCAGCCTAGCCGTTTTCTTAAATTCGGAGACAAAGAAATGATCCAAGCACTGATTGGGCCGGTGACTGGCCTGCTGGATAAGTTCATTGAGGACAAGGATCAAAAGGCGAAGCTCGCGCATGAGGTCGCCACAATGGCACAGAACCACGCGCAAGAACTTGCCAAGGGTCAGCTAGAAATTAACAAGATGGAGGCGCAGCATCGCAGCATCTTTGTGGCGGGTTGGCGGCCCTTCCTTGGCTGGGGCTTGAGCTTTGCGATGATCTGGCACTTTGTTTTAGCCCCGATAACTATCTTTGGTTTTTCTTATGCTGGCGTGGAAGCACCTGAGTTACCGGCGTTTGATATGGATAGCCTGATGACTGTGCTTTTAGGGATGCTTGGTTTAGGCGGCCTCAGAACTGTAGAAAAAGTAAAGCGTCTAACGAAATAAGGGGGCTTTCGCCCCCTTAAATCACTTGTATAGATATTGATAGTCAAACCTGTCAGCCGTTTGCATATCCTCAAAAACCACATTGTAGCTTTCGTCGTCGATGCGCTCGACCCGCCTGACTATGGCTGTCACCAGCCTGCCTTTCGGGCCAGTCACGCTGACTAGGTCGTCGGGTTTAAAACTTGGTTGTTTCATATTTGCCTCTTGTGAGAAAAGTGCGGCTCGACCAAGGGAGAAAGATCGAGCCGCGAGGGAAGCCGCGCCAAGGGAGGAACGGCGCGAGCTATTCATATTAACTTAAACGAGGCCGCTTTGCCAAGCTGCCTTGTCGCAGCGCCACGTTCAACAAGCGCGGTCATATACCTGTGAGCCTGTGCTGGGTGCATATTCATATGCTCAGCGATCTCTCTGACAGTAGGCGTATATCCGTGCTTTCTGACGAACCGGCTAAAGACGCGCCGGAAGTGAGCCTGCTTTTGCGTTAGCGCCACTTCAGTCATTGTCTACTACCTTCACGCTCAGGGTTGATTGCCGCACGATGCGGGCAGGCTTCGCCGGGGTGGTCTTGGCTGGCTGCGCTTTGAAGTTACGCATCGGCCAGCGCACCTGATAGGCAACGTTTCCGACGACGCCAGCGGCTAGTTCGTGGCTGCCCATATATTCTTTGAGCGCAGCCTCAGCTTCGTCAATGTCGGCTTCGGCGGCACGCTTTGCCTCTTTGGCATTGACGAGCTGGCCTAGCCAGTCGGTCTGGTCGTCGGGCAGGGTCAGCGTCTCAGCGCCGTCATCGACGCGTGGGTAAGCTGTATTGCCGTCAGAACTGCTCAGTACCGGATACCAGTCGACGTCCATCTTGCGGCGCTCGAAGTCCTCAATGGCGTCAGAGATACGCGCCTGAATAGCGGCGTCGGCTTGGTATAGGAAAATGCGTAGCTCCACACCGCCGTATAGCACGCACACAGCGCCCCACGTCATCTTGGTTGACATAAGCTGCCCCTGAAGTTGCAACGGCCCCCTGTGAGGCGCTGGCGCGTCCTCTGGCTTGGAGCTGGTCAGCTTGCTCTCTAGCACGCCCAATCCGTCCACCCAGACTGGCCCATTCGGGCAGATGATGCCCTTCGACCAGTCGGTGTCGACGTTGTGACCAAGCCCGCCGTCAGCGGTGCCGTCGAGGGACACGGCAAACGGTAGCGTGTCGTGGAAGATTGCCTCATGTTCGAGCTGCAAGTTGGTCAGCCCTAAGCGGTCGGCGGCGGTGGTCAATATGACGCTCTCCAAGGTGTCGCCCCAATCGCAAGCCTCATTGCCGTTGAACGGCTTTGGGTCGGGCTTGCCTTCGATAGCTGCCAGCACGGATGCCAGCAGATCGTTTTGTGTGTCGTATGGGCTTAGCCCCATAAGCGCCGGAATACGGCTTGCGGTGACGATATCGTCGGGTGTCTTTTTACCTACCATT